AACAATTCTTGGTTTGGTTGGGTTGTTGAGTTTGATCAATACTTGAATGATCCTAAATTTGCAGCATCATTAGATGCAGCAAGAGGATTTTACGAGAGTGCCAGAAAGTCTGACATTTTTGGTAAGATTCATTTTAACCAAGAAGAAACTGTAGAAGCTACATCAAGCGAATCAGTACCATTCTAATTATGAATGCACAAAAGTTACTAGATCTATTCGCTGGTGACTTAACTAAATACATTAAGGTCACTCTTTTGGGTGACCTTAATGAACGTAGCAAGAAGTCTGCAAAGTACGTCACAATTGACGAACCAGTGACCACGGACCTGTGGCAAAGCCATCTTGATGGTAAACAAATTATTGGTGTTAGACCAGAATTTAATAACAAATGTAAGTGGGGTTGTATCGATATAGATCCTGCTGATTATAAAGATTATTCGGAAAAGAAATACGTAGAGATTATTAAGAATCATAAATTACCATTAGTGCCTGTAAAATCTAAATCAGGTGGGTTACATTTATTTTTATTCTTAACTGATTGGGCAGACAAAATTAAAGTTGTAGAAAAATTACAAGAAATAAACAAAGAATATTTTTTATCTAAAGAAGTATTCCCATGCAATAAAGCAGTAGGAATGCCTTATCATAAATGGGAAGCTGCAGTAGAGTATGCATATGATGATGACAACAACGCAGTTATATTAGGTAGGTTTTTAGAAATAGCAGAATCAAAAAAATTATCTCCAGAAGAATTTTTTAAGTTTAAAATAACAGAGTACGAACCAGAAACTTTTTACAGAGAATATCCGCCCTGTATACAAAAAGTATTACATGATGGTTGGACAGGAGATAGAAACAATATGTTATTCAACATATGTGTTCTTGAATTAAAAAAATCTGAAGGCACACTAACATTAAAACAATTAAAAGAAATTGCTTGGGAAAGACAAAGACTTGCTTTTGCAAAACACAAAGATGGTCCGTTACAAAGAAATGAAAGCGATGGAACTGCTGAGTCTGTGTTTAAAAAAGGATATGAATATATGTGTCCACCTAAGTACGGATTTATAGAGAGTATTTGTAACAAAGAATTATGTAAGACAAGAAGACTTGGAATCATGGCGCAAACTCCAGATATATTTAATGAGTTTGAAAATGTTACTTATTCACAAGATACTAAAACAACTTATTATGAATTTGATTACAAAGGTACTCATATAGTTGTTCTTCCTGAAGATATGAAAGATGAAAAAACTTGGAGAACAAAATTAATTAAACATAAAATATTTTGGAGAACATTACCCAAGGTTAAAAAGGGTCCACCATTATTTGAATTGTTAATGGAAGCCTTAGTAAATAAAGCAGAAGAGAGTAAAGATTTTAACAATAAAGATACTAGAGAAGAGATAAGACATGTTGCCTTAAAAGATTTTTTTGAAAAGACTTGGGAGTTAGATGATTTTTCTAAAATGGATCATGGTTATACAATCAGAAAATCAGATTCAACATTAGTTTATTTTAAAAGATCTACATTAGATTCTTGGATAAAAAGAAATGCTTCTCATTTATTTAGTTCTACAGTAGAAGCGTTAAATTTTTTGAAATGCAAAAGACACGATTTTTTTCAAGGTGTTAAAAACGTATGGTATGTAGACATGCCTGATTTTGAAAAAGGCAAAGAGGTAAAGGCTAACGGTTCAAGTAAGAAAACAACAAGTGAAATGGATGATGAATATCACAACAAATTTAGAGCTCCAAAAACAGAGGGCACTATACAAGAAAACAATTAAAATATTTGGTCCTCCTGGAACAGGTAAGACACACAATTTAATTGAAAGAGTTTTAAAAGGGGCTTTACGAAGAAACATAAACCCAAATAATATTGCTTTTATTTCATTTACTAATAAAGCTGTAAGCACAGCAAGGGATAGGGCTTTATCAGCATTTCCAAAATATACTTTAAAAGATTTTAACAGATTTAAAACATTACATTCTTATTGTAGAAGATACTTTCAAGAAGAAGTATTTGATACTAAGGATTGCATGCTTGATTTTGCATTACAAAATAAAATTATACGGACAAGTGATAGTAGAGTCGATGATGATAACTTTACTTACAAAGATTGGTCTCTTGCCATTTATGATAAAGCAAGAAATATGATGGAAGATCCTGTTAAGGTTTATAAAAAAGAAACTTATAAGAAAGAACCTTTAAATGTTTATCTTAGGAAGATAGACACTTACGAACATTACAAACGATCAGGGGGAGAAAATTCATTTATAGATTTTACAGATATGATTGGTCGTGCCATTGATGAAATAGAATTTCCACCTTTAGATATATTAATTTTAGATGAAGCACAGGATTTTACTCCATTACAATGGTCGGCTATTTATAAGATGTGTGACAATGTAAAGCGTATCTATTTAGCAGGAGACGATGACCAAGCTATTTATAGGTGGAATGGAGCAGATCCAAAATACTTTACGACTTATTTTCCAGGTCGCAAGGTGGTTTTACGTAAGACACAAAGGTTTGGAGAGGCAGTTTACAATTTTGCTCAAATTATACGTAGAGGTATAGTAGATAGTGAAGATAAGCTATATACCCACAATAACAGTCAAAACAACTACGTAAAACGCTATTTAAGCTTCAAAGAAGTGCCTTTTAACGAGCTTAATGGTACTTGGTATGTCCTGGGCCGTATCCATACAACTGTGAACGAATTAAGGGCATCTGCTAAGGATGCAGGGCTATATTATAAGGATAATAAAGGTAACAAATCATTTGATGAAAAACAATGGGAAGCCATAAAAGCATGGACTGCTCTAAATAATGGCAGAAAGATTGGTAAAAAAGCGGCAGAAAACCTGTACAAATATGTGAGGGAAATAAAGGATTCTGATTACAGAACACAAAAATTTTGGTTAAACATACCTGATTACCAAGAGTTTGATTTTAATGATTTAAGAGAATGGGCTGGCTTAGATATGACTGATGAATATCAAAGTAAGGCTTGGTGGTGGATCTTAAAACGTAATTTTAGTCCAAGACAGACAATATATTTTATAAGACTACTAAAAAGATATGGACAAGATGCATTAAATAATGAGCCTAGTATTTTAATTGATACTATTCATTCTGTTAAAGGTGGAGAAGCGAACAATGTTTTAATCTATTCTAAAGCTAATTGGTTATCTGATTTTAACAACAAAAGTAAATTAGAAAAGTCAGATGAGAGTAGAGTTTATTATACAGGAGTAACTAGAGCTAAAGATACAATCCACTTGCTATCAACAGACTATAAGTATAATTATCCTATCGGAAAAGATTATTTAGTTTATTTAAAGGAAAATGAGCAATAAAACATTTTTTAAACAGGTTGGTGGTAAGCATTATAAATTAATGAAAATACAACCATCGGTATTTATAAATAAAAATAATTTACCTTTTGCAGAAGGTAATGCAATCAAATACATTTGTAGGCATAAACTAAAAGGTAAAAAAGAAGATATATTAAAAGCAATTCATTATTTAGAAATGATTTTAGAAAGAGATTACAGTGAATAAATATTGGCAGCCTCTTAAACAAATAAATGATTATCTTAGTAAGATAATTACTAAAGATATGAAAGTTTTAGAATTAGGTCCAAGTATAATTCCATTTCAATATGCAACACATTATTGTGGTTGGAATATTGATGAAAGCAACAAACTTCCTAACTATAAAATTGTAGATTTTTCTAAAGATAAATTTCCGTATGATGATAAAGAATTTGATTTTACTTACGCACGACATGTTTTAGAAGATCTATATAATCCATTTCATTGTATGGAAGAAATATCAAGAATTTCTAAGGCAGGATATATAGAATGCCCATCACCTATTGCCGAAATATGTTTGAACAGTGAAAACTATCCTGAAAATTCAAAAATAAGATGGAAAGGATATAACCATCATTATTACATAGTTTGGAATAAAGATAATAAATTAAATTTCTTACACAAATTTCCTAGTGTAGAGATTTTTGATAGCAATCAAAAAAATTTAGAAAAAATATTAGAACATCCGCTTAATTGGAATACTTATTATATTTGGAAAGATAAAATAGAATATAAACATTTACAACATTCTAGGGACTTTGAATGTCCTATAGCTTCAAGTTATTCAAATTTGATAGAAATAGGCGCACAAGCTTGTTTAGATTTTAACCAACACTTTCAAAAGGATTTAATTAAATGACAAGTTTACAATTATCAATGAATTTTAAAAAACATATTTGGTCATGT